CTATATGTGAAAGCATTTCCATCAGTTGCCTGAGTTGCTGAGATAGTTCCAGGAGAATAGATTCCACTAGTAATAGTGCCAGCAGAAATTGCTCCTGATGTAGATCCATCAGTAGTATTAATACCACTGCCTGAAATACTATATGAGTTGCCCACTCTCACAGCAGTTGATCTAGCAGCGTCAACAGTTAGTTGAATACTAGAAGATTGTTTTGATACAAGTCCACCTGCTTGAGTAGCAGAAGTGGTCATCAGAAGCATACCGAATGTTAGAAATAATCTTTTCATTACATCAAGCATTTGATTATATAATATATATCATAAATAGTGATGAGACCTTTCGTGCGGTCTCTACAAAAGTCGGAAACCCTCATAACTGTTACGGTATTTGCTGTAACAGTTTTTTTGTATTTCTTCATATATAATAAGGATGCCTTCGGGGTCCACAAAACACAAACTCGCTTTTAAAGGAGCTACCATAATGACAGGACTTAGAAAGTTCGGTACAAAAGATATGAGTGCCATTGTAGATGCTGTTGAAAGATACAGTGTAGGTTACGATGATCTATTCTATCGATTACATTCGTTTGGACTAGGTACATCCCAGGATGCTTATCCACCATACAATTTGGTAAAGGAAACTGAAACCAAATGGAGAATTGAACTAGCACTTGCTGGTTGGTCAAAGGATCTTATTGAGATCACAACTGAAACTAATGTTTTGATTGTTAGATCTATAGCAGCAAAAACTAAAAATCCTGAAGATTATATGCATCGTGGTATTTCAACTAGAACTTTTGCTAAAAGTTTTAACCTATCAGATGATGTAGAAGTTGGTGAAGTTGAATTTGATAATGGTCTGTTAACTATTGAGTTAATTAAAATTGTACCAGATCATCAGAAAAGAAAGGTTTACGATATCAAATAAATAATCAAAGGGGGTCTTGACAAGTTGTCGAGATCCTTGTATAATATAACTTAAAATTATTGTATTACTATGGCAGTAAAAATTGTTTCATTAAAATCTGGTGAGTACGTTGTGACTGAATTGCAAGAAGCAGTTGATGATAATCAACGTCGTCAAGCATTTATCTTTGATAAACCTTTTTGTGTAAAGATTGAACCTCTAGAAGAATCAAACCTTGAGTTTGATATTGATGATCCAGCAGCACGTCAAAGTATCAAAGGGCAGTATAAGATACTACTTTCTCGTTGGAATCCTTTTACGCCAGATGAAAAGATTGCGGTTAATCCTGATTGGGTTATTTCTATATCAGATCCTATGATGAGTATTGTTGAAAGTTATGTCAAAATGACAAAACCAGAGGAGACAGTGCTTAGTGAAACTGAGGTTGTTGGGGACTAAATAATATCATCAACGACGTGACATTCGGATAGTGAAATCTTTTCAAGACCTCAGGTTAACCCTGATGTATCACGATAAATTAAATATTAAATTTTGGGATGACACTTCATCTTTACATGCTGAAGTGAAAGATAAACTTTTGCAGATTGCATATAAATGGGGAGAGTTTGCTAAAATTCCTCAAGAAGCAATTAAGGATATTATTCTAGTTGGTGGTAATGCTAATTACAATTACACTAGGTTTTCGGATTTAGATCTTCATTTAGTTGTAGACAAGAGTCAGATTGCTGACTGTCCAGATCTCTTGGATGATTATCTAAGAGACAAAAAGAAACTATGGGCATTAGTCCATGACATCAAAATCTATGCTCATCCAGTAGAACTATATGCTCAGGATGAGAGTGACCCTCTACCTGCAAATCAAGGTGTATACTCATTAATTCAAGATGCTTGGGTTCTTGAACCAAGACGTATGCAGGTAGATTTGGCGGACCCCTTGCTAATTCGCAAGGTTCGTGATATGATGGAAAAGATCGATGATCTCATCGAGAACGAAGCAGATGATACAAATGTTTTACGTAAACTTCAAAAGAAGATACGTGACATGCGAGCATCTGCAATTCAACAAGGTGGAGAGTTTGCCCTTGAGAACCTAGTGTTCAAAGAGTTACGCAATCGTGGATACCTTGATAAAATTTCAAACCACATTAGACATTTAGAGGATACTAATTTATCGCTATGACCGTTAAAGTTATGCTATTGAAATCTGGTGAAGATGTTATTTCCGACGCCAGAGAAATCATGGACAATGAACAGAAGGGAATTGTCGCCTATCATCTATCAAATCCATTCGTTATGCAACTTACTGCAGAGGAAAATGAGGAACTCCAGGTAGAAGGTGAAGAAGCACCACAGACAAAATACTCTGTTAGATATACTCACTGGGCACCACTCTCTAAGCAAAGAGCATTTGTTATTCCTGCAGATTGGTTGGTCACGATCTATGACCCACATGATAATATCTTGAAAGATTATTGTGCAAAAAATAACATTGATCTTGAAGAAGAAACCTCTGCGGGATCTACACCTCCTGAGGAAGAGATTCCCGAATCACCAGTAGAAGTGGTGCAGTAATGGAAATCAAAACGATCCTGCTGCGTAGCGGCACGTATTTGATTTCTCAGATTACTGAAATGGAATTAGAACCATCCTGTTTCCTATCAGACCCGATGGAAATTATTGATGGAGAACTCAGGATATTCCCTCGCTATACCAAGCAAAGGAATGTCTTGCTTTATTCCGAATCTCTTGCTACACTAGCGACACCAGATCCTGAGATCCTTTCCAAGTACAAAGAGGTGCTACCCCCTGACGATGAAATTCTACAGTAATGTTTTCTTGACTGGAGATAAAATTCTCTATGTCGGATATGAAAATGGTGAAAGAGTACAGTATGAGCAAAAGTTCTCTCCAGTTCTTTTTGCTCAATGTACTCAAAAAACAGATTACAAAACTCTAGAGGGGCACTATGCTCAAAAATTAGATTTTGATACTATCAAATCTGCTAGAGAATTTATTAATGAATATAAGTACGTAGAGAATTTTAAAATCTACGGTTATGATAAATTTCTTTATCAGTATATTAGTACAGAATTTCCTCAAGAACGTATTGATTATGATCTCAATCAATTAAAAATCTATACTATTGATATTGAAACTTCTGCTGAGAATGGATTTCCTAGTGTCAGGGAAGTTTCTGAAGAGATTTTATGTCTGACTATTAAAAACTTTACTACAAAAGAAATCATTGTATGGGGAACACGTGAGTATGAAAACTCACGTGATGATGTTGAGTATCGTGTCTTCTGGAAAGAAGAAGATATGCTCAAAGATTTTCTTGCATGGTGGGCACAAAACACTCCAGATATTCTTACTGGTTGGAATGTTAAAAACTTTGACGTTCCTTTTATTTGCCGTCGAGTAGAACGTATACTTTCTTCTAAGTATATGAAATCTCTTTCACCATGGAATAGAGTGTATGAAAATGAAGTTGAAGTTGAAGGTAGAGTAAACCTTAATTTTGAAATTATTGGTGTCTCTATCTTAGATTACTTAGATCTTTATAAGAAATTTACATACACTAAACAAGAAACATATAGATTAGATTACATTGCTACTGTAGAACTTGGACAGAAGAAGTTAGATCACTCTGAGTTTGAAACTTTTAAAGATTTCTATACGCAAGATTGGCAAAAGTTTGTTACATATAACATTCATGACGTGGAACTTGTTGACCGTTTGGAAGATAAGATGAAACTTATTGATCTTGCTGTCAATCTTTCGTATGATGCTAAAGTTAACTTTCAAGATGTGTACTCTCAAGTTCGCATGTGGGATAGTATTATTTACAATTATCTTACCCCTAAAAACATTGTTGTTCCTCCCAATGAAAGAGATGACAAGGATGAAAAATTTGAGGGTGCATATGTAAAACAACCTGTTCCTGGTGGTTATGATTGGGTGGTGTCATTTGACCTCAACTCTCTATATCCTCACCTCATTATGCAGTACAATATATCACCAGAAACTCTGTTGGAAAGAAAACATCCATCAGTGAATGTAGATAAAATTCTCAGTAAGAGTATTTCTTTTGATGGTGAGTATTGTGTTTGTGCAAATGGGGCACAGTTTAGAAAAGATATACGTGGGTTTCTTCCAGAGTTAATGGAGAAAATCTATAACGAACGTGTTACCTTCAAGAAGAAGATGCTTGTTGCTAAACAGGAGAATGAAAAGAACCCTAGTGCTCAACTTGAAAAGGACATCTCTACCTACAACAATATTCAGATGGCACGTAAGATCCAACTTAACAGTGCTTATGGTGCTCTTGGCAATAAGTATTTCAGATACTTCAAGCTTGCCAACGCAGAGGCGATCACTCTCTCAGGGCAGGTTTCAATCCGTTGGATTGAGAATAAAGTAAATGAGTATCTAAATACCTTATTAAAAACTGAAGATGTTGATTATGTCATTGCATCTGACACCGATTCAATCTATCTTAACCTTGGACCTCTTGTTACTAAATTTTTTAGTAATAGGATTGACGATAAAGCAGCAATTGTTTCGATACTTAATAAGGTATGTCAAGACAAGTTGGAACCGTTTATCACAGAATCGTATGAGGAACTTGCGGAGTATTTATCGACGTATGATCAAAAGATGATCATGAAACGTGAGAATATCGCTGATCGTGGTATCTGGACTGCGAAGAAACGATACATTC